AAATGTTGCATTAGAATATTCAGACGTGACATCTTCTCCTGATTTGTCATACATGTTGATCGTGAGCAATTTATAGCTTCCGCCAGCCTTGATGAAAGTAGTAGAAGCGGAGAGTTTTGCGGAAATAGGAGAGGGGGCGTAATCAGGAATCTCAGGGTCTGTCGGTGGAATATTTGTATCAAAATAATCTGCCCACATCCCAACAACTTTGCCATTTTCTTCTTCAATAAAATCCGTGTGTGAATTCCAGTAATTCTGATAAAACGTTATAGTTTGCGTTCCGATAGGTTGAAGATTTTCTACTTTGGTCACTTTCCAAACAATAGGATGTTTGGTTTTAGCAGAAACGACCATACGCATATTTTTACTATCATCATCTGTATACCAAATGTTTTCCGTGATATCGTTCAGTGGAAGAATACATTTTGTTTGGTTATCGGGACGAGTGAATTTTTGATCGGTATATACGCCAATAGTATCTTTGTGTTACTCTATCAGGTCGTTAATCTGATAAAGATAGGAATAATCCCATTTTCTCTGGTTTATCACCAGAAGTTCAGAGCACATCAACGCCATATCCATGAGGACTTAGGCGGCTTCCTTTAACCCACTTGGGTACATGCTCGTTGAACCTTACTCTATTCGAGTTTTGGCAGCTGATTATTACTTGTTAGCGGCACTTAGCACGTCTTGCGACGCTTTTATTGCAGCATATGCCATCCAATTACTTCTTTCAGTCTTTCGACAACATTCACGTCTAAGCATATTTCATCTTTGCGTTGTAGTGTAATTGGCATTGTAAACTTCCAGCGTTAGAAAGCTTTCGACACATTGTTTCCAATGTGAAGCGCATACATTTTACGACTTTTGGCTTCTACCGGTTCCCCACATCTTCCTCTTGTAAATGTGAGAACCATTCTTTTCAATCCACATAAACTGATAATCAATCGGCAAAATTAAATATTTCGGAAACTGATTCGCAATTTCCTTCCCACAAATCAGCCATTTTCGATAAATACCGCGATCGTCTGGCAAATCCAAAAACAATCCAATCGGAAATTCTACGTTATACTTCTCACGGTAATCCGTTTCGAAATAATACAGATCGTCGCCCTGGTCAAATTCCAATTTCTGAGACGGCTTGAACTGACAATAAAACTCTGGTTGGTCTTGATCTAATGACGAATAAGATTTTACAATAAGTTTTACGTCGATCATTGTTTTGGTCGTATGTTCATATGTCATATGATCCCTAATGTTCGGCTGATCGTCATGTCTATAATCGTAGATATAACCAATCTTAGATTGAATATCATTGTTCCACGTTAATTCCATAATTTGATCAGAATCAGCTTTCAATTTTTCGCCCAAAGTAGGATATGTTCTTCCTGTGGAAACTGAGTTTATTTTCGCTTTTCGTTGACAAAACTCATATGCCGACATTACTATCACCTACTTCCATACGTTTTAGCAACGCACCTGCATCAAAGACTAATCTTTTGTATTCTTTAAAATCAAAATTGTCAGATTGCAACATTGTCAAAGCGCAGTTAAGACTATTAATTATATCAACAAAGTTTTTTGGATATTTTAAGAGTTTGTTATATCCAGAAATTTCAAAGATAAGATCTTTATGGTATTTTACGACATCCACATTTTTAAAATCTTCTTTTGTATTTTCATCAGTGTACAACACTAACCAAAAAATTTTTTTGCGCAACTTTTCGGTGTAATAGTCTACCTGTCGTTGTGTAAACCTTCCGTATTTATGTGAAACAAATTTATCCATTTGTTTCACCGTACTCGCCGAAATAGTAGGAATGTTGCGACAGCTCGCGTTCCCATTCGCGCCGTAATTGGGCGAGCCTTTCCATATTTTTCGAATAGGTGTTTAAAAGCACCTTTTCTTCCTTTCCGCCAATAGCAGCAGCAATATTTTTGCTATTTTCCAGTTTTTGCGGAAAATAGTTAATGACCATTCCCTTTGCCAAAAATGTTTTAACGAATTCAGTATCGTACCAGTCGTCAACACTGTTATTAAGGGTAAAAGTCAAAGTCATAAGCTCATCGTCAGGAGAATACTCACTAAACTTTTTTCGTACCATTGGATTGGAAAAGGTGGTGTGCAACCATTCCCGCAAGACATAATAAAAGTCATTCTCAGTATAGGTTGCCAGATCAAGATCATCGATCATTGTCAATGTTTTTTTATAAATTGAATCGTATGAAATAGAAGGCATTTTCTACCTCCTTCCATCATAAGAATTCTTTGATACATGTGCCGAGAATTTCGTCAATCAGAATGATCTTACTAAGACTCGGATAGTTTTTAGCACGAACCATTGCCATAGCTGTGACCTTGATAATCTCCTTGAGCCAATCAGGAGCTTTTAATAACAAATCCTTAAAATCATCATCCGATCTATCAAAATATTCTTCTGGGTATTCGATGTTTTCGAAATACTTATATGTATCACCAAGTTCTCTTCCCCACTGAGACCTTAAATCCCTGTCCATAATGAGAATACTTGGTTTTGTAATATATTCCGTTCTTCTGAGAGCTTGCAAATCTCGATATTTTAAATACTCGATATCTCCAAAATACTCCCAATGATAAACGGTGGTTTTATCACTGCCAACAATCGTCAGCTTCCACGGAGTGACACTTTTACATGGAATCTCATCGTCGGGTTTAAAAATCTTACTGGATTTATTCTCAACGTTATTTTCTTTTTTCTGCGCTGGCTCTATAGCGGCGACGCTATTATCCGTACTAGGCGCCTGAAATTTTTCATGTGCCAGATCGATCATTTCATCAGTAACCTTCTGCATATGACTCGAAACAGAATAGCCGTGAGCCTTGAAAAAAGAAATCAAATCTTTCGGAGTAGTATTTAACTCCTTAGCCAATTCAAAAATTTTCATCCTTTTTCTCCCTAAAAGCAGGAGGACACAACTCGATGTATCCTCCCGTCTGCTTTGATATTTTATTTAGTCTTGATTTCACCGAAGAGTTCGTTAATAACGATACCGATACCCTCTTTGTAAACTACTTCAGCATCAACGGTCATATCTTTCTTCAGACCGTCCATACCGGTTTCGTAATACATCACATCGCCTTCGTTGACTCTCTTAATAGGCTTAAACTCAGGATCAACCGGAAGAATAAAGATCTTCTTCTGATCCTCAGCAGAGAACACGTTGTCTCTAGTTCCAGCCTTATTTACTCTAGCCAGAGGCAGACATTCATAACCTTCCCAGTTGCCAAGAACACCATTCTTATTTCTTTCGTCCTTCATGGCATCGGAGAACAGATTGTAATTAACAGTAGACTGAAGCTTCTGAATAGCGGGCTTTGCACCAACGAGAATTACGTCTCTGCCGGTAACAGAAGCGACTAACTCGATGTGAGCAATAATCTCGTCTTTGGTAGCCTCAGAAATTGCACACTCATGAATCATGTCGGTAGGAAGAGATTCGTCCATAGACATGAAAGCGGTGTACAGAGCGGAGTATCTATATTCCTCGATAGATTTGTACATCTTGTCAACCAGCTCTGCGAAATCAATTCTTCCGGTCTGGAATAAAACGAAGTCTGCATATACCTTTACGCCATAGAAAGAGGTTTCGATCGTGAAAGCCTTTCCGGGTTTAACTGCCTGCCTAATAATGTCATGATGATTGCCTGCGAATCTGGACACAGTCAGCAGGGAGTTGTCTTCAACGAAAAATTCCGCCTGATCGCCCTCTGCAAGATTTCTGTCGTCTACATACTCCATGAACCGAGCGTTAGCAGGATTCCAACCGGAATTCATCTTATCAGCAATGGTATCCTCAATAAGAGTAGCGATCTCCTTATTGTGATCTCTCCATGCCTGTCTACGTCTCATTGAATTGGCTTCTTTAAAGTTAATTCCCATGATCTTGTCAAACTGATTTCTCAGAATGGTCTGGGTTTCATCTTTGGAATATTTGTCGTATACTCTATGGCTTGCATCTAACATCAGAGAGTTAAATGTAACCATATTGTTATAATCGTTATCAAACTGTGCTAATGTATTTGCACTAAAATATGTAATATTTTTCATTACTCAATCCTCCTTTCTCTTAGGCAACATTCTTATTCTGCAGAACACGAATGCGAACCATTGTGTAATACGTTCCAACAGAAAGACTATGAATCTGGCCGATAAAGCCATTTGTGGAAGCCAGAGTAGAAGCCTGTGTGCCTTCGGCCTGAGCAACATACATACCTTTGCCATCTGTAACAACAAGACGACCAACTTTTACTTCTTTTGCGGATTCGTCGGTAAACTGATAGTCAGCAACTGCAAAAATATCTGTGTGAACATTAGGCTCCTGAACCATATAAGCCTTTGCAGGTACGCCAGCCGGATTTGTGAAATGATAAGGCTGTTCCTGTTCTTTTGTGAATGCGGTCTTAACTTCTGCGGGAGTTCCGATTACAGCAATTGCATCAGTTGCCTTTGCAATTGTCGCATATCTTTCCTCCAGACCATTTCCTGTGTAATCGCCTACACAAACCGGCACACCGTTATCAACTGCGATTTCCTTCTGATGTTCGTCACGAACAACTACGTCGAACAGATTACCAACGTCTGTTGCTAACATAAGAGAGCTTTCAAACATGCCATGCTTGTCCTGCTCATAAGATTTAAGATTGGTATAAATCATTACTTTTCCTCCTTGTTTTAGTAAAATTGCAATAAAAAAGAGCGTCATCCAATACGCTCGTCAATACATGTGTTTTCATTTATTTTTGATTCAGTAATCCATCTAAGAAAGAAGTGTTCCGTTCCTGTCTCGAAAATGCGACAAAAGAAGTCTTTGTTTCTTTTCCAGGATTCTTGCCTGCATCAACAGAGAACATTTTTGTTGTCTTTACAACTTTTCCAAGTGCTGCATCTGCCTTTTCAGAAAGCTCTTCTTTTGTAAATTTCTTTACAACTTCAACATCCATCAGCGACTTGAATTCATCAGTGTCGAGATAATTTGCATAAGCATCGTCTTCAAATACGGTCATTTTATCCGCAATAGATTCCGCTTCTTCGTATGCTGCAAGTTTTTCAGAAATAGAAGAGTAGTTCTTGCGCATTTCTTCTAATTCAGCCTTTTCGCTTTCAGTTACGAATTCTGGAAATACATTCTGTCTATCTCCGTTGAATGCAACAATATCACCATCGTGAATATATTTCTGCTTATAGAAATTCCCGGCGCAAGATTGATAAATAAAGTAATCGTCAAATACAGAAACGATCCAATAGCAATCGTTTAGAGATTCTTCGATCGGCGCGAGTAGACCATATAACGATGTTCGAATATCTTCATGAGATAGCTCAAACGACTTTGAGAAGTTTTCATCTTCTTTGTCGTCCTCATCAGGATTGTTTTCTTCGGATTCGGTAGAATCGTCTGTATCGCCGTTCTCTGGGTCGTCGCCAGAAGGTTCTTCTGTGGAATCACCGTCCTGATTATCGTCGCCTATTTCATCAGGATCTTTTTCGTCATCATTCTCAGATTTTTCAAATGCGTTAGCAAAAGATTCCTCTAATTCTGCATCAGTCATACCATTGTATTCAAAGTCAATATCGTCAATGGTCTTACCATACTTTTTAAGTAATTCTTCAAATTTTGTCATATTAATTTCCGTGTCTCCTCCTTTCTCAAAAAATCTTGAATTTTCTGTCGTATTAACAGATTTTGTATTGAGACTGGATAAGGTTTTATTTAAATTTTCCAGTGTTTCAATCAATTTAGATCTTTCCGAATCAGATAATTCATTTAGAATTGAATTATTTGATTTTGCAAAGTCTTTTAGTTTAATATTTGATCCTTCCATTCCGGGCTGAACTCTATTTCCATTTTCGTCGTATCCTAAAATAGCAACTCCAGAAAAATACCCGTCTTCAATAACAAGAGAGTGATCTTTAGCAGAAAAACTCATACTTTTAATGGAAATCTCAACGCTACACGGGCATACACCTTCTCGCTTCACAATGTCTGCGGCTTTGGAATATTCATCATAAATATATCCGTCCAACATGACGTTATATCTGTCTTTTTCTTCGTCGTAGACAAGCTCGGCATTATTGGTTTCAGGTATATTTCCTACAGGTGTTTCATCGTAAACGATTTCACCACCTTCTTCATGAGCGTTGTGTCCGTAAAACTGAGGAACACCATCGACGAGATGGATGTATCCGAGGATTGGTCTATTTTTGAACGATGGGAGAAGTTTATTTTTCATTACATCATACGAAATGGTGGATTTATTCAGATTGCGTTCCGTGTGACACGCCTGCAATCGCACAGGAGTAAGACCGGCTGTGAAATCATTTTCAGAATCTTCAAAGTTTAAACAGCCATACACTTGCACCACAATTGGTTCGCCAAATTCTTCCGAATTAAACTTCATAGACTTTTTTCTGTGCTCATAATATTCACATAAATCATCTAAGCTTAATAATCGTTTTCTCAACGTGTATTTTTACCTCCTTTCTTGAAAAGTCTCCCAAACGGGAGTTTAATTAAAACATCAACTTGTTTGTAAATCCGATTTTATCAATAGGAATAGAAGAGTCGAATTTTAAAGTTGAATCATTTAAAAATATAAAAAAAGAACTCCCAGATGGAATTTCTGAGAATCCTAATCTAACAAGATTTTCTCTGATTTCCTTGTTAGAGGTAAAAATAAAATGCAATTTATTATCCATATTTTCACCCCAAACTAATTATTTGCCGCTGTGCCAGCGTTCTTATCGCCATCTCTAGTCTGAATTGCGCTATCCGATAGATTATCGTCATTTTTGATTTGGCCACCAGAATCTTTTTTACCAGATTGCGTAAATGAACTTTGAAGTGGAATCATCAAATTCTTAATTCCAATCGCATTTTCAAATGTTAATTTGCAATAAGCTTCATAGGGATTCCCCATAAGACTCGTAAGATAATCAAGCGCCGATCCACCAAGAGTAGCGGCGTCTTTCATTGCAGACTGATATTCTTCCTGATTGTACCAAGTAATCTTATGTATTCTGAACGAATATCCGTCAGATAGTACATTTTTGATATAATGATTGTACCAAGATTCTATTTTATTAACTAAAACCCAACAGGTGCTCGTATCATTCTGAATAGCATGTTTAAGACCCACCGAGTTTGTACTTGAACCACCGCTAATAACAAGCTGAGAAGCGCCTGCGTTTGCAAAAATATTTTGAACGGATTGTGCTAATTCATTATTCGCTTCTGTTGTGTTGGACTTTGGAAATGTAATCTTTTCCAAATCCATCGGACTATATACAGTGCCAACTAATTCAGGAACGACTTCGTCTATAAGGGCTTGCATCTGCTGCACAAGCTCAAGGCTTAATGAAAAATCATCGACATTTTCAGAGTTGGGAACAGTTGGAATTTTGCTTACAAGAAGCACATAATTTTCAAGAGCTGTACGGTTATTGATAAGTTCTTGTAAATCAACATCATCAAGTATTAATTCAAACAGCGGTAGAAAAAATGGGAGAGGAGCGTAGAATTCATCGTCTGGACATGAAGTTAAACAAAATACCGTATCAGGATTTAGTCTATACCACTCATAGTCACGACCATTGTTTTTATAATCTTCATATCCTTTAATATGCTGTTCAGACCATGTTCCAACGCCATCGTTGTTCACTCCGTAGATATAATTTTTATTATCATTCTTGTCAAAATAAGCTGCATCATAATAAACAATCCATTGATTATCCTGAGTTTTACCATAGATGCGGCAATACTGTACATCTAGCGGCATCCATATCTTTCCATTTTCGCCAGAATCATATAACTCCCAAACAGCAAAACCATCTCTTAGAGCCATATACATCTGCGAATATGAATCTATTGCTAGTTCAAATTTGGAAAAATTCTTTAACAAATTCTGATAGTTTTTGATTGACTTGCCAGAATCAATTTCTTTTGTGAAATCATTTATCTGAGTGATATTATAATAGAAAAGAGGCATTGAAGGATAATACATAAGAAGCTTCTTATAGAGCATTGAATATCTACATAAGAAACGCGATATTTCTCTGAGGTTATCCTGGCTGTTATTGGGCGAACTAATATAATTTCGAAGCAACTCTTTTGTATATGTGGTGAACGTTTTCGTAAAGGTTTTTCCTACATTTCTCTGCAACAATTCCTGAAACTTTGCAAAGTTAATTTTTTGCGCCCGTTTACGTTCTACTTCATAACCAGATTCATCAGTTTTTGTGCAAACCCTTTGAATGATAGGTTGTTCTATTTTTTTTGTATTGCTCAAACTATACCTCCTTTCTCAAAATCTTGTTACTTTCTTTGGCGCTCTTACCGAGAAGAGCTTTGTCATGTCGGATGTGGACTGAGGATGCCTTTTCTGCGTGATAAACTTCCTACGCTCGCACATTGTAGCGTATGCGGCAAGACAGCATGTATAGGCCCTATCATCATGAAGTTTATTGGCTTTCTCTGGAGTCAACTCAAAAGAATCCTTTCCTGAATCCCTCCTTTTACGAACCATATTAACCAATTCTTCCTTGAGAGCATCTATATTCGCCAACGCTAATTTATCCATCCAATCCAATTTAATAGTCTTTGTATTAACAGACTGAATCTTTCCAAGTTCATCGTTCAGCTTGACTTCAAATTCCTTTTCGTTTAATTTTTCTTTTCGTAGCCGTTTAGATATTTCTTCCCTAGCACTATTTAATTTGTCTTGATCTATATCAAAGACCGTTAAATAATCCTTGTTATCATACGGTGCGGTAAAACTAATCTTGTCCTGATTTATTAACTCTATCATCGCTTCATACATTTCGGATTTATAGCCAGTAGGCGACATAAGATGAATTTTATCTACAGCATTTGGAAACTTCTTTACATACTCGGCCGAGTATTCTTTGTCAATTAGTCCTCTATGAGTGATTCCGGCAGCATCCGTCCAATCTGGCATAAGATAATCGGCTATGTTTACACCGCCTCCGCCAGAACCTGCATCTATATAAATACCGACAATATTTCCGTATGCGTCTGCGCCGCCATTGTAATCGAGAATTATTTTTTTCAAATATTCAATCTGATCTGGAGTCTGCATTGGGGACTTAATCTTTTTACCAACATCAACCAAATTAATGCAATTAACCAATCTAAGCCTTAAATCTTTGCTCCCATCTACCTGTTCAAACTCATACAACTCGCCGACAAGGATAACTGAATTATCACGACTTCTAGCAGGATCATATGAAATGATAAACTTTTTATCACCGGTATCGTTATAAAGAAGTGGTTTGCGAACCTCTTCATTGCGCGTGATAGTGCCACGCCTGATAATAGCATCACTTCCAGCATCCGTAGTAAACTCACAAAAATATTCTCTTCTAGCCTTTTCGGGATTTGTCCGCATGTCTGAATCGATAGTCGTTTTTTCAAACAGAGGAGCCATTACTTGCCCATGAATAGTAGGATGTAGTGGAACTTCGCAAGTTATGTTGGCAACAAAATAATCCTTGTCGCCCATCAACATTCTCTTTGAGAATTCTCTATACAAAGAATAGTATTTCGTAGATGTATCTGAAGCAGAAGATATGTAGAATTTTTGGTTTGGTATTTCCCTTGGAATAGCTCTTAATCGTATTTCGTCAATACGATTCCCATCTCGATCTTTACCGGATTTAAAACTTTTATTTACAATTGCAAAAGCAGAATATACAGACATCATTTCGTCCGAAAGGAATCCACATTCATCAAAAATTACATTGCCACGCATTCCACGTTTTTTATCAACATTGGAATTCAACGTCTGCGTAAAACTTCCATTATAGGTCGAATATGAAAACCCGTTGCTCCCATGTGAAAACCCATCACCGGCAGCGTTTTTTATTTCAACTTCTGCTTTAAATATATATCCTGTAGAACCCATCATCGTATCAATATTATCATTTGCAAGCCGTTCCAAAGTAGTAAATGTTTGCTCTGCCTGACTACCTGAACCAGAAGCAATATAGGTCCAATAATTATTGAACAACATATCCTTTGACATAATAATAATGTCAATCAAAGTTGACTTACCAAATCCGCGGCTACACACAAGCAAAACGTTTGGGCATGTCCAGCTTTGCTGAACAATCCACGCTTGCGCATCGAGCAGTTCTATATTGAAAAAATCATTGATGAATCTAACGGGGTTGCACTGGTAATATTTCTGCAAATGCGCTATTTTGATCAATGTTTCTATTTTCCGAGTGGACATTGCATAAACACCTGGCTTTACATAAATGATGTCTTCTTGGATGCATTGATCATAGTATTTGATTAAGTCTAACGAATCGTCTATATCCTTAAATCTCATCGGACGGCACCTCCTCTGATGTGTCGCATTCCTCGGATCGATCATCGTGTTCCAACTCTGAGAAACACGAATACAAATCGTTGAGATTCACTAGATTCATATTTAAAGAAACACTGTTATCCCTTAGGTAGTCTTTTATGTCAAGATTCTCCCTCAGTAAAATACGGGATATCTCTATGTATTTATCCAATTTATACTGTAAATCGGTAATCATTTTTCTTTGTTCCGCTACCATATCAGACCACTCTGATTCGTCCAGATTGAGCGTTTTCATAATAGAAGCATTGCTAAGATCCATGACCTGCCTCATGGCTTTACATGTTTCCATGTCAAATCCATTAACTTCGCCTTCTCTAAGGTTGAGTTCTTTTATTTTTTTGATTTTGCCAGTCCATGTATTTTCACCCTTTTTTGCATTTTTGTTATGTTTCAGAGAAATACAGCTGTCTTGGGCAAGGCTTGTAATTACAGATGTGATTTTTGCCTTGCTTTCCTGTAATGATTTTATTGTTGCCGAGTTTGTTGCAATGTTGTTAATGTCAGACATCAGTTTTGCTATATTGTCATCTATTTTTGCCAGCTGTAAAAATCCACGAACAATTGAAATAGCAGAAGACGTGCGCATCATATCCTCGTTGCCGTCCTCACCAGAATCCAGAAGACCCAATAACTGAGAATATAGAAAAGGCTGATCAATTATGTCTTCCTTTTCGAATGGGTCATAATTGAGCAACCTGATAACATCGTTTTTATTCTTTAAAAAACTATCATACGTATCTATTCCAACGTGAGATTCAATAAGTTTATCCGTTGTCATCTCGTCGTTTGAGCTCTCATTATTTGGTTCATTCGATGTCAAACCGTCGGAATCAAAATAGGTCATTCCGATATAATTTGGCATAGAAATTTGACGTATGTAAGCCGCCCAAACATTTGACTTCACCTTTCCGGACGCAAGATTTTCTACTTCCTGAATACTTGAATCCCATACTCTTTCAAGGAATGGTTTGTTCAGATATCTAAGGGCTAGTCGAACGGAATCTTTTGTGGCTCCCTGTTCTTTGCCATTAATTACACGCAAAGCAATTTTTCTAGCACATTCCTTACAAATAGGCGTTAGTCCACTTTTACTCATTGGATCTGTACTGGAATAGAAGCTGTCTTTTATTTTGTGACTGTCGCACAGATAACACCATGCGCCAGACTTCAAAGACTTAACCTTTTCGTCTAGTGTTTCGACTTTTCTTTTTAATTGAGCAGCCGTCAATTTCGCAGGCTGTTCATCTTTCACTGTAGCCAAACCAACGACCACCTCCTTTTAATTCCAATAAAAAAAAGAAGAGTAGTAGCGCGATGTACACTCTTCTAAACACATTTATATTATTTTATTTTCATACTGGCATTTAAGGGTCGCATTTCTTCCAATGAAACGACTCTTTCAGCGCCGCAATAGGGACTCGAACCCCAAAGCCTTTTACAGCCCACAGTTTTCAAGACTGCTTCCTCATCCAGCCGGATTTGCGGCGTGGCGCAGCGTATAAGATTCGAACTTATAAGCCGTAATAACGACCGACGGGATAGCAACCCGCTCCAATGCCAATTATGGGAACGCTGCGTATACGAGCCGCCAACAGGACTTGAACCCGTAGTCTACTGATTACAAATCAGTTGCGTTACCGATTACGCTATGGCGGCATAGGAGAGTTGCCTCTCCGTTTATTTAAAGACCGCACTGAAAACATCTTTAATTTCGGTGTCAGTCATAGCGGTAGCATCCAGCTCCGCTTTCGCGTAGGAGAGGGCAGTCCATTTAGATGCACCATCTCCTACTTTGTGTTTTCCAGCATTTGCTCCGTCGGTGGTGAATCCTAATTCGCCCGACATCAGAACTGGATTTATCTTAGTCCAATTAGACTCTGTATCATGTTTTTGCACATGAATAACGTCTAAAATTTTGTTAGCCATTTACAGTCCCCTCCAAACAAAAGGAGAAGCTGTATCAAGCTCCTCCGCCGTTTAAAATCAGAGTATTAACACCCTGAACAACATAATCCGTAGACACGTTTGCCACAACAGGCACGCCATTAGCAAAATAAACAGGCCGAGTTGCAGAACCGGCATTTGTTCCCAGTTTTGCCGCTGTTGTAGCATTCGTAGCTTTATCAGCAGTGCCAGCGGATGTTGCTTTGCCATCAAACGATCCTTTGAACTTTGTAGCGACCAAAGTGCCTGCCTCTGTATCCAGATATACGCCTGTGTCAAATACCTGAGATCCAGTATTTGTTGTTGCAGAAGTAGTACCAGTTACATAGGCTTTTGCGGTTGGGTTAAGAGTATTTGTAACCTTAGTGTCAGTGTTGGTATCTACATTGACATCGCCAACGAACTCGAAATTCGTTCCATCATAAACGAACTCATAAACGCGTCCGGCTGCAAGATATCCTGCGGCAATTGCAGATCCACGATAGAAAATACTCTTCGCGCCAGCACCATTTACATTTAATGTCGGGTTGGCAGCAGTGTTAGTAACAGTAAACTTAACCATTACTCTTGCGCCAGCAACCAGGTTAAATCCAGCCAGAGAAACTGTTTTTGCAGCGGTTGCAGCAGCAGTAGAACATGTTCCAAAATGACTGATATCTGCGGCACCATCGAATGCAACGCCGTCAACCTTGCGAGCTGTCTGCAACTTAGTTGCGCTTCCTGCATTTCCAGAAACAGTGGTAGGAGTTGCAGGCATGGTCATAGTTGTGCTGCCCTTGCCGGTGATATGGCCCTGAGCATCATAAGAAACACTCGGGATCGTGAACGTTCCGCCAAATGCTAAGGTTTTATTCGCATCTCCGGCGGCTGTTCCAGCATCAACAGAGTTCGAATGTTTAATTACTGTTCCAGAAACAGTAATTCCGGCTCCGCCAGTATAAGTCGTGTCCTTTGCCGCGATGGTAATTTTATCATTATCTACGTCCGGAGTAATCGTTACATTCGCTCCGGCTTCGAGTGTTAAAGTGTCAGTAGCAGAATCTGCCGCTACAGTCTTATCTCCAACTTTAACATTGCTAAACGCATTCTGGTTGGCCTGAGCAGCATTCCATTTCGTTCTTTCCGCAGCTGTGATATGAGAAGTGGTATCATTTTTATGGTTGGTAATCGTGGTGTTGACGCCAGAAATTTTACCCTCAACATAAGATGCAACCGCACCGGTTGTAGGCAGCTTTGTAGATCCAGAAGCTACTGTGGTGTCAACCTGTTTCGTAGCGGCCTCACCCAGAGTGATGCTGCCAGTCTGAGCAGATGTTGTCAAATTCTGAGTAGTAGTGCTGTATTTAATCGTGGTTTCATTTTCGTTACCAGAGGGAACGTATGCCCAGTTATCAGTATTCGCCTCAACCGTTCCACTTGCGAGTGCGATAATAAGGTCGCCAACTTTACATGCAGAATCCGCAAAAGTGCCTGCGGTGATAATTTTATATGTATCACCTTTTACAACACCGGTTGTGGGAACGGCAGTCACAGTTCCGTTTGTGCCAAGAGTACCTTTAAATACCATTGCGTCAGACGCTGAAATTTTATTTGTAATCTGAGTGTCTACATACTGTTTTGTAGCAGCACCTAAATTTGCAGTGGGATCAGCATTCAGAGTTATCGCTCCTGTAAATGTTCCGCCAGTTTTAGGCATTGCATTATCTGCCTTCGTACCCTGTGCGGCAGTTGCATACGCACCGGAATTTGTATACGCCGCAGAACCTAATCCTTTTACCGCAATATTATCCGTAGCTGTACCATTAACGGTTAATTTTAAAGTACCGTTGTTAGTGCCGGTTGCCAAAGATACACTTGCAACCTTGCTATCTGCGGTACTCTTAGCCGTTGCAGCAGCGGCCTTTGCTGCGTTTGCCAAATCATATGCACTCTTGACGCTATTCGGCGTAGCAGCGGTTGTAGTAGAAGTAGAAGATGTGCTATCAGTAAGCTGTACAACACCCTTCGCAGAAGTAGTTCCGTCGGCAACACCGATCGTGATCTTGTCATTTGTTGCGTCGGGTGTAATAGACACGTTAGAACCAGCAGCCAGTGTCAACGTGTCAGTTTTAGTGTCAGCTTCTACGGTTGTACTGCCAACTAAAACTTTACTGAAAGCATTCTGGTTTACTTCAGCACCAGATGCAATTCCATTTAATTTATTTAATAAGGCGGTAGTAAAAGACGCGGTGGTAGCATCCAAAATGTCCTTATTACCGTGAGTGTGTTTTGCCCCCTCGACTGCCGCACTAATAGCCGCAGTAATTTCAGCCGGTGTCATGGTAACATAAGCAAGATCCGCATACTTATTTACGCCGTCACCAATTTTCACCTTTGGTACACCGTCGGTTAGTTCGATGCCAAGTTCTCCCTTTAAAAGAACTTTCTCCGAGGTGCTCCAATTCAATGTCGTATCATTACACAGGATAATACGAGTATTTAATGTATTATTTGCCATGTGTCCTCCAAATAAAAAGAAACTCTACACGCTCGTAGAGTCTCCGCATACAATCAAGTTGATATCGTTATAATCACTACCAGTGCAATAATATTTTAAATTTTCATCATCCCATCGATAAGTCTTGTTTGCCAGAGTATCTATATACACATTGCCGGACTTCCCAACAGATGGGAAATTAACAATTCCGGCATATGACTGTTTTTCTGCCAGGGAATTTAAGATATTATCTAAGTTTGCAATATCGGAGGTATTATGGATATGTCCATTTTCGGAAAACAGGTCTTTACTATTCTCAATAACCCGTTTCAGACCATCTAAGTCCAGATATTTTCTTTTCACGGTGTCCCCTCCTAATATCAGCGGGGCACTAAGGCCCCACCGGCTAGATCACATTGTATCACTCTTTCTTAGCGGCGAAGAAACCATCAATCTCTTCGTTTGTGATGGCAGTATATTTGATATCTTCGAGAGCCTGAATTCTTGCTTTTGCAGCTGTGATATCAGAGGTATTGGTTGCAATATTGGTTTTATTCGTTGCAACCTGTCCTGCCTCCAGAGCAGCTACAGCACCAGCCTTTTCGTAATCGGTCGCAGGAGTATACGCTGCACTTCCGAGACCCTTAACAGAAACATCAGTTCCCTTTACGGAAATAGTGCCATTTGTAGTGCCGATCTCAACGTCAGCCTTCTGAAGAGCATCATCCGCTTTCTTACCCTGTGCTGCAGTCGCATAATTCTTGCTTAATCCGTCGGCATAAGCTTTAGCATCAGTGAGAGCCTGTCCAGCCTTGGTTGTTGCATCGGTGGCAGCCGCTGTGATTGCCTCCTGCTTTGCGGTTGCAATTGCAGCAGAGAAATCTACATTATTAACCTTTTTATCGATATATTCGATGATGGTCTTAGAATCTTCTCCTTCGGGCAGTGTTCCGACTAACGCAGTAAGAGCGTCGATAGACGCCTTATTGGCCTTGATGCTGCTATTCATAGTTGCAGCGTCATTGCTGTGACCAGAAATCCAATCGGCAATCTCTTTTAGTGTATCAAAAGATTCCGGTGCCTCCGCAACAATACCAGCAATTGCATCAGCTACGGTCTTAGAAACGGACCCTGCGCCGGTTCCATTCAGAGTGGCAATAGCAGTTTCATTCGCAGAAACGCGACCCTTCAGAGCGGTGTCATCGTATCCACTAGACGTAATCTCTTTACGCAGAGCGGTTTTAGCATCTTCAATCTGTTTCTTCACAGAGCCTTCGACATCTGCGCCGCCATCCAGCTTCGCAATAGCTTCCTTATTCAGTTTGACCTGGCCATCTTCCAGAGCCTTTACGAGTTCAGCCGCTTTGCCAGCAGGATCGTAATTGTCAGCCAGACCATTAGCATAGGTTTTCGCAGAAGCTAATACTGTGGCGTCCTTTTGATCTTCTCTAACGCCTAACTTCTCAATTAAGTGCTCCAGAGCAGCTTGGTCTACATATTTCTTAATTGTTTCAGCCATGTAGTTTAAATCCCCCCCTTTAAAATAATTTATCAATATCCTCATTTGTGACGAGATCAGCCGCCTCTCCAACGATTATGTAAGAGCTGGTATTTTCGTCCCAAACAGAAATATTTCGTTTCCTTTTGTTTACGTATAAGGTATTTGCCCTACCCAATTCAGGAACTTCCGTGCCAAAGAAAATAACTTCTTCAGGCGCAGTAGTTACCTGTATCCATTTGTCTTGATAAAACCAAAGAACGGCAGTTTTTATGACAAAATAAAAGCACCCATTGATGGGCGCTAGTAAATCCAAACGTTCTTGATCTTCTTCAAATGTAACGATTTCGTTATAAAAGGTTCTCTTCCCATTTAGGTCAAGCGCAACCTTTTTTTTGTCTTTTACAAAAATAATTTGTCCGTCTTTGATTGGCAAATCCGGCAACTTATTTGCCACAGTGCCAATCACAGAAATAACTCTATCTGCCATGTGCACCTCGCTTAGAATTCAATTAAAGTGATAGCAGAGTCAACATACTTTTTCGCCTCGTCAACGGCTTCGGTTTTAGCGGTTTCTACGTCTCCTCGCACAATCTGAGTTGCAAGGTTCAATCCAAGGGCTTGAGCAGATTCCGCATCTACGACGTTTGCCCTGTATTCGCCAGAAACATGAGTAGAAGCATCGTAGTCTTCTGAATTATTTAATCCTTTGCGCAGTTTTTGAATAGTTCCACCATTAAGATATAACTCTGTGTGTCCGAACGATCCGGTAGCTTCACCTCCAGGCTCAACACCTGCGTATACGGCAGTTATTGTTCCTGCATTGATAGTGATTTTTGCTCGTCCAACAATTCCACGATTAACGCCTTGTACGCACTGTACAGTTCCGCCATTCACTTCAACAGAAGAATCAGAAGTATACCCGTTAGAACCGCCAGCGGTAATATATGTAAAATTGCCGTTGTTCACAATGATTTCAGACGTTCCGACAGTGGCATATGAATATCCGCCACCAAAAATCTGAGGGGTTCCAGACACATTATTTACGATAATTCTGGCGTGCCCAACATGGTTCGCATAACCAGATTCTTTTACTTGTGGCATACCGCCGCCGTAAATCGCCTCTAAAGTTCCGCCGTTCACAACGATGTTGACATCTGCAACGTCGCCGTCGCCATAAGATCCACCATGAATAATCGCCACGTTTCCACTATTCATAACAATAGAAGAGGAGTGGCAATTGTCATTCTTGGCACCGCCAATAATTACGCCGCCAGTTTTAAACGTGATCTCCTTTTGCTGACCGCTGAGATAATAAATCGCCTTGTTAGTATTTTCGTCTACAGATTCAACAATTAGGCCATGTCCATTTGCGTATAAATAGTTTCCTTCCGCATACGGCTCAGTATGAATCAGCCTATTGCACACTTCTTCGTATACGGCACTGATGGTATCTTCAGATTCCTGAAGAATCTCATCCTGCGTTTTTGTAAAGGAGTCGAGAACGTTTTTGTTTGCGTGTTCATGCGCTTTATTGATTGCGTCTTCCAGTGCGTCAATGTTGATTCCGGAATTTTTAATTGATTTTCCGGATACGCCTGAAAAGATAACCAGTTCGCCATCGACAGAAGACTCTGCGCCAGTAACCGCACCATCAATATTTCCCTGAACTACAATGAAATCGTCATCGGAATACGCATCTTTGCAATTATTTACACAAATAATCAAATCACCGGATTCGCATTTCTGTCCTGCGTATGTTCCATCTTCTGTAATATACCAGATTTGCCCAGCTTTATATCCGGTCAATGGCAACCCATCTGTTAAATTGACTTTCCCAGTCGTGAAGGATGAAACACCGGCTACCAGTTTCTCGACGTAGGATTTCAGGGCGACTTCTTCACCGTTTACAGAAAGAATGCCTGTGAAGTCTGGATTCTCAACGTTTGCCTTCTTGTCTAATTTTTCCTCAATAGAAGAAACGTCTTCGAAGACAATTTTCCATTCCGAACCGGTCCAAATTTTACCAACAGAACCAACGATGTAGATTACACCTTCTTCCTGTCCGGAAGTAGGAAATGAGTCAGAAATCTGTACATACTGTTTTGAACCAGAAGTTCCAAATTCTATATCTTCGATAGTGTAACCGGATTCTGCGGTCTGTAGCCTATATGTTTTCTGCTTTCCGCCAACTAACACGGTGATTAATTCACCTGCGTATGCAGCTTTATTGGACGTGGCATAATCCTTCGCATCCTGAACAGAGTCAAAAGAGAGTAGTTTGCTCTTTAAAAAATGTATTGATTCAGTGCTGGGATCGATAAATGCGATTCGCTTAGTGTCTCTCGTAACAACGAGATCTCCGCCATCAAGCAATCCACTGCTAACAGCAGAAGAAATCTTGCTTTCATCGCCCCAACCAAGCTTATATTTTTTCTTTGCCATACGACTACCTCCAATTAGAATTCAACCAACGTATAATCGTCGTCGTCCGAATCAGCATCAGAATCACCACCGAATTCAACCACTTCAAATTCTTTCTGCTGGTCAAGAACATGACTTGTACCAATCTTTTTACCATTTGCAAGCAACTGAATGGTGTTACCCTCATAGGAGATGTCGTCGGCTTTCGTATCAAAAACAGCATCCTGTGTATCAGCCAACTGATTTGCAATTGCGTCAAGCTTTAAAATTCGCTGATCAATTGCTGCAAGTTCCGCATCTGGAACCATATTGCTCCATGCGGCAACTGGAATAATATTCAAAAAACAAGGGCTGATTTTTCTTGAATACTGAGTAATACTGCCATCTGCATTCATCTCATTTTTTAGAAAGGTAAGTTGAATCTCAACTTTACCGGCTTCCCTTGTGAGATAAGTATCAAGAGGCAATGTATATTCCAGATTTTCTTTATACAATTCGTCGGAAAGAGAGAGAATTTCGGAACGAGCTTCTTGACTTACTGGCAATTTGTACTCCATTAAAACAGTGAAATCAGACATGCTGATGCCGTTATACGTAGGAGACACAAGAAAGTGAAGTGTATCCACTAATTTGCTGCGCTGCATGATTCGCTGATCCGGCGTGCTAACAATAGCTTCGTTATTGGCTGTAACTAAAATTGTATACATTCCGTTTATTCCTCCTTTCCTTTGATATAATTTAATTCGTCATTAGATATTTTTTTCGATTCTAAAAGTCTTTTTAAAACTGCGTCTGCTATCATCCGATCTTTATACAAACGCTTTAAGCTTTCGATAAATTCTGTCATCATAGCAACCCGCTTTCTAGCAGTGATAAAGTGTAAGCATCAATAATCTCCTGCGG